TTAACCATTAACCCAAGCTAACACAACTGCGTCAGGTATATGGTTTATAACACTATGCACTGAGAGATGGCTGGTAAACTTACCTTCATTAACACTGTTGCAATGGAGAATAACGTATCTGCCATCTACCCACGTAATAATTTTACAAATATCACTAAACTCTGGGAACTCTTTCATTATTTCTGCAGTCAAGCAGGGAGCAGTTTGTACTGCCCCTCCTTCACTAAAAGATAAGTCACTTATCGCGTCTACTAAAACGCACTTACTGTCTTCTATGTTAAGCATTAGTCTAACAACACGTAGTAAGCTGTAGGCTCATGTTTTTTAAACCAATCTAAACCTATACGTACATCGTCATACAGCCTAAATTGCTCACTACCTTTTATCATATCGTACACAGCGACAGCGTCAGGTTCAAGCATTACTGCTTCACCAGTGTAGGGGTTTTTAACCTCTACTGGTTCATCGTCAAGTATTTCTAAGCCTTCTGGTATTTTTCTATTAGTCATACTTTTAACCCCATTAGAGACATTCTTAAAGGTAGTACAAAGACAGCGTTGCACATAAGACAACACCTACCTTCTTTATACGGCTCAGCATTTTCGCCTGAATCCCAGTATACTTTACCTTCAGCGGTTTTCTTTACTTCTATGGCACCTTTACAGATAACACATTGTTTTGGTTTACTCATAATTTACTCCTATAAATTATTTATTTATTAAAGGTTAAGTATTATACCGATGTATTAGATGGTATAGCATAATCAACCTTATGTTTTTTGACCGTATCGTACCCGTCTTCGTAGTTATACGAATAAGGTCCGTAAAAGTCACTTGCGTTTTTCCTTTGCTTACCTTCAAGAGCGTCTTTTACACCACTCTTGAAGGCTTCTAGACTAGACAATTTCTAAAGTTTTAATTTTATTAATGTCATAATTTAAGTCACTAGCGGAATATAAACCCCCTGCTAGTGCTTCTTTCACTGTTTTACCATTAACGGATTTAACTCTGTAGTTATTTTCGTCGCTGGTTACTTTTTTACCTGTTGCTTTTAATTTAGCATCAGGGTGAAATTTACCATATTTCAAGGTTGCAGTTTTCTCAACCTTAGTAGTTGGTATTACTTGACCCTTCACCGTAGTGGGAGCCTTCTTTTTTAATGTAGCTTTTGTCATAATTTTTGCCCTCCTTAAAGGCTTAACTTTTAAGTACCCATTAAGTATATTAATGATTATAAGTAAAGTAAAGCATAGTCAAAAAGAAGATTAAAGTGCTTAGTGTGATAGTCCGTAGTAATAGTGGAGCCATGTTACATGGCTACTCGCTACCTCAATCCGCCACTAAGCAAGCGGACTAATAACCCATGTAACATGGAATTATTGTAAAAAGTGTGAATGTCTTAGATTAACCCACATTGTAATTAATACTATTATTTGGGGTGACAAAACTCTCTTGAGTCAAGATAGGGGGTGTCACACACATCTAAGTCGATTACGCCATCATTCACAAACAGCTTTGGAATCCTATATTCCCCAAAATTTAAGGCTTAGGATCAAATAACTTTTTAAGGTTATTATATCTCTCGGTAGGAAGATAATGTAGATGTTCTAATCTATCCTCAGTATTCATATACTGCCTAGCCCCGCAATCTTCGCACTCTAGAACACTATCTAAAGTACCTTTTTTATTCACAAGTATACTATTTCGCCAGTCGTGAGCCATTAGTAAGTTCCCCCATAGTTAAACAAGACTCAACATAAAGTTTTATCTGTATAAACGCTTCATAGTTATGCATGCTTTCTTCAACCTTACCAGGTATATTCATGCTGGGTAGCATAGCCTTACTAATAGTAAGTAATGATTTTTCTAGCCTTTGCTTTGTTTCTTTATCCATATTTACTCCCGTATTTATTATTTAATAAAAACCTACTATACCTAAGACTTATTAGGTGGTATAGGATAGTCAAAATTGTTTATATCAACTTCAAAGTCATCTATTTGTCTACTGAATAAGTCAGCGGTAGGCATGTCTGGGTCGAGGTAAACATCGTTAGTATACCTTTCTTGTAGAATAATCTTCTTAACAATAGAACCTATATGACCTTGGTTAGCTCTAAATAAAGCTTCTGATTCTGAGGTGGCTTTAACGGGGTATATCTCACACGTCATAGTGGTGAGGGGTATGTAGTACGTCTTCAAGTTTGGGTTGTTGCTAACTAGACTTAATTTAGGTCTTTCTTTCATTTATGCTCCTTAATATAAATAGGTGGGCAGTTATAGTGGTACCCACACTCGAACATTACCTTTTATAGTCACCGAACGCCTGACTAGTTACTAACTAACTAAATATATTAAAACTTACATCCCTAACATAGTAAAGCTTAATCGTATGCACCTAGTAACCAAAAAACCAGTAGATACCTATCACCTTTGTCTACTTTAAGACCACGGTGCATGTGTGTAAAACTAGGGAAAAATAACGCATGTCCTCGTGGTAAAGGGGGTACAACTCCTCGACCATGAAACTCAGTACCTCCGCCTTGATACTTACCTGTGTTTAAAGGTACAACTACGCTTATATCAGCACTAGCGTCGTGATGCCACTCTCCCTGCTCTCTTTTAGCTAAATTATAGTTGGCTAACTGTATTGAATTAATTTTTAAACTGTAGCGTTGCCATACTGCGGTGAATAAAGGGTTCATGTGATTTAATACCACGCTGTGTAGATTTTCAGATAACTGTGGGATGTTATCTTGTAGAGTAACTTCAGGGATCTGTCGTAACTCATCCTCGTCATCATTTTCGGTAAAACCTAAATAATGTTCGATGTTTTTTATTTCGTCTAACATCATATCGCAGAAATCTTCCGTAAACAGAGGCACTGAGTAAACGTCAGGTAGTTCTTCTTTTATATATTCTTGTAAAGGTATATTTAATTCTTGAGTACCATCTCCCGCATGGAATTTTATAATTTCAAGCTCAGAGTCTTGTATTAATGCTAATGTGGTTTTATCTATCATCCAATCTGACTGTATAGCTAACATAGTGTTTTTAATTCTATAGGGTTTTGATCTATCCATTATTTATCCTTTTTAAATAATTTGTCCGCACTTTTTTGTAACGAACGCTCTAATAATTTATCTGCTAACTTACTGATCTTCGGTGTCTTTTTGAATATTCTATCCCAGCTTTTGAGTATCTTGTTAGTATTTTCAGGACGTCGCTTACTACCTTTACTCATCTTCTATTTCTCCTTCTATGATTTTACCTGCTGGTAGTATTCCGCCAGTATCATAATACATTTGTTTCATTCTATCTAACACTTCTTCTTTTGACATAGTGTCAACTCTATTAACTGTTAACTCACTACGATTAACATAAAGTCCTGCTGCTTTACCCCTAGCAACTTCAGCAGTTACCGCAGCAGACCATGCACCATTACGTACAGCACCTTCTCTTATATCTCGCAGATCAGTAAGATGGGTAGCTAAGTTGAGCTCAACTTTATTTGCAGCTTTTTCTTGTAATGCTCCTATTCTTTGTTTAACAAGTGGGTTAGCCTCTGAGTCTAATAAATACCCAGCACGTGTAGCGTTTTTCTCACTGTACCCTGCATCAACTGCAGCATCTTTCTTTTTCATGCCTTTGGCTACGTTTTGCGCATATTTTTCTTGTTTAGGAGTTAGTTTTTTTGCTTTTTCTTTTGTCATTTTGTTTCCGTTGTGCGCATCTGTGGTATTCTAAACGCTCTTTATATTTTTTATCATTCTTTTCTTTTAGCCTACGATAACTTGCCGTAGCTAATCCAACACCACAATGTTCTTTATGGGAAAGTTGTAGTTGTTCAAAACCGTCATATATTACTAAAAGTTCATGTTCTATTTTAGCTTCTTGCTGAAGGTCGTGATTATGAATAGCCACATTTAGTATATCTTGGTCTATAGGGTAGTCATCAAGAGTGCCAAAAATCATATTAACACCACCAAAAATCTCGTCGTGCTTAATAGAACTAGATCCACTCATTGCTTTTATTCCACCTGTGTTGTTAAAAACATTTTTGTACATTTTTTGATTGCTTTTATTCTGCATCTTATATGTACAACGGTCGCTACAGTAAATACTTTTTTCTCGACGTTGTTTTACACATTTAACATAGGCACAAAGCATTAGATCAAGACTGTCTCCATATTCTAAGTATGAAAGGTACTTCTTCTTTATACGTTCTAGTGACCATAGTTTTATTATTTCTTATGCCATAATTGCTGGCTGCTACGCGTATCTTCGCTGCTTCTTTAGGCTCATTGTATTCAATGTCCATGTGATCACCTATATTTAATTTATAGAAATGGTATTTCTGATGAGCAGTTTCTGATCTGTCTGGGATAGGTATTTGAGCACTATTTTCCATTTACAAGTACCTCTCCACCTTTCCAGAAATATGCATCTTGGGTTTTATCATCTGGTCTTGTGAACACATAAATAGTTTCTGGGTTAAACCTTTTATCTAAAACGTTACACCATACTTCTGATTCACTCTCGTCGCAACAGAGTACTTCTGACCTATTGTCAAGTGATTTAGTGCCGTA